ACCACTATCTGACAGATACCAATGCTTGGTTCTTGATGACTGACGTACCAAACGGTCTGAAGCACTTCACTCGTGCGCCAATGGCGACTTCGATGGATGCTGACTTCGATACAGGCAACAGCCGCTACAAAGCCCGCGAGCGTTACAGCTTCGGTGTATCTGACCCACTGGGTATCTTTGGTTCTCCCGGCGCATAAGCTGGAAGACATTATATTAAGTAGGGGCTGCTTCGGTGGCCCCTTTCTTTTTGTTGACATAGCACGTTATATAGTAGTAGCGTGTTGTTAATCGGGAACATCCCGTGAATCTGACAGGCCCGACTGACGACATGCAGACAGATTCACTTAACTCGCATGTGAGGATATATTCATGGCGAATACTACGTTTTCAGGTCCAGTGACCTCCACCAACGGCTTTGTTGGTGATATTACCGTACCAACTTACACTGTGGCTAACGCGCCATCTGCTGCTTCAGCAGGTGCGGGCACACTCGTGTACGTTTCAAATGGTGCCGCAGGCTCCGCAATTTTGGCTTTCTCTGACGGAACAAATTGGAAACGTTCTGACACAGGTGCCACAATCGCAGCAGCATAAGGAGTTAGGTTATGAGTAGATTCAAACCAGCTTCCGAAGAAGAACTTGCAGCTCGGGGTATTAACGTCGAGAAAGTTCGCGCTCGTAATGAGAACGGTACACTCAAAGCAGACGATCCAACTACACCTGATGTAAATGAGGCGTGGGAAGATAAACCTGTTACAAAGCGTGGCCGTCCTTCAAAAAAGAAGGGATAGCAAATGTCTAATTCAGACGTACAGGCAAAACGAGTTACTGCGGCAGCATCTTTAGGTGTAGGTCCAGCGCGTATTAGACAGGTTCAAGTGCTAACTACTGGTGGAGGCGCGGGTCGTCTCACTATCACAGATGGCGCTGGTGGGCGTACCATGCTCGACCTTGACTTCCTAGCTTCCGATTCTCACTCGGTAAACATCCCAGACTGGGGTATCCGGTGTCAAGAGGATGTACTTATCACGGCGATGACTAATATTAGTGCCATGACAGTATTCTACAGCTAGGAGTTGTGGTATGCGGGCGTACTATAAAAAAGGCGGCGGGGTAAAATCCGCAGCTTGGACCCGTAAAGAGGGTAAAAGTGAGTCTGGTGGGCTAAACGCTAAAGGCGTTGCTAGTTATCGAAAAGCTAATCCCGGTAGTAAGTTAAAAACTGCCGTCACTACTAAGCCCAGCAAGCTCAAAAAGGGTTCTAAGGCCGCTAATAGGCGAAAGTCTTTCTGCGCACGCATGAAGGGTATGAAGAAACGCAATACAAGCTCAAAGACGGCTAACGATCCCAATAGCCGTATAAATAAGAGTCTTAGGAAATGGAATTGTTAGGTGCCGTATTTACAATCCAACATACCACACTTCAAGGCTTGGGTTCGTAGAGAGTACACCAAGAACTTAGAAGACTACCATGGTGAGTTTCTTCACGCCATGGTTGTTGCTGTTACTACAATGCCTAACCGTACACTTAGTTTTCAAGTTATCTTTACAGGGTGTGAGTCAGACGACACTGACGACTCTAATATACATGGTGGGGCCATGTGGGCTAGGATGCCGCTCACAGCGCTTGTAGCCGACACACCTTACGAGGAGTGGCCTACTGAGTTACCACCTTACATAGCGCAGCCTTGGGACTGTATGTCTCACTACCATTCAGTATACAAGATTGAACGAGCGTCTCCTGCGCCTTGGTTAGCTAAGGTAGATGGTGAGTTCTACCCTGCTAAATATTACTTTACTGTCGATTACACAGACAGTGAGGTTGCAGATGATCCAGCACAACACAAACAAAGCCATATACTTGAATTGTTAGACGCTGGTGAGTACACAGGCAATATGGTAGCGTTACCTAATAATCGGGTGCGGGTTACGCATCCTGCGTGGTTTGAAACGGGTGAAGGTGCTCCAGACTTCAAACCAAACCAACATAGTTACAACTCAAAAGAAGATGTAGGCTATGTGTGGGATACTAACCGAGTGTTTAACAATTTATATAAGGATGCTGACAATGTTAAGACCTAGACCCCGCCCTAAGAAGGGTAATAAAAACGTAAGTGGCGCTCCTATGACTTCTATTCGTCCTAAAGCGCGTCCTGTAGAGGTTAGCGAAGAAGAAGCTGGCGCAATCGAACGTGGGAACAGAGCTTCTAAACGCCTTGCAGAAGAAAAAATGCCTATGATGAAGGCTGGCGGCATGATGAAGAAGGGCTATGCTAAAGGCGGCATGATGAAGAAGGGCTACAAAAAAGGTGGCAAGATTCGTGGTGCAGGTAAAGCTACAAAAGGTGTACGCGCAGCTAAAATGGTCACTATGAAGGGTTCGTGATGACTGACAGGGAGATTCTTAAAATAGCTAACGAAAACGTACAGTCGCTAACCAACGACCAACATAAGCGGTACACTGAGCTTATGAAAATGCCTGTCGCGGATAGGTATAAGACTGGGCGAAAAGCTGGTGGACCGATTAAACTGCGTCGTGGCGGGTTAGCTAGAAGAAAGAGAAGCTGTGCGTAGGTATTATAAAAAAGATTGTGGGTGTTCTAAATGCAGTAAAGGCTACAAGAAAGGTGGTACTGTTAAGGACGCGTGTTACCACAAAGTGAAATCTTCGTATAAGGTATTCCCGAGCGCATATGCGAGCGGCGCAATCGCGAAGTGTAGAAAGAAAAAGGCAGGCAAGTAATGGCCGTTCGCAAAACCGCAAAAGGCGCTGCACTAAAACGCTGGTTTAAGGAAGATTGGAAAGATGTTCGTACAGGCAAAACATGCGGTCGTAAAGAAGGTGAAAGCCGAGGTACTCCGTACTGTAGACCATCTAAACGAGTTTCTAGCAAAACTCCAAAAACTAGCGGGGAAATGACAAAAGCGGAAAAAAGCAAACGGATTGCGCAGAAAAAGCGTTTAGGACAACCAGCGGGCAAGCCCAAACGTGTAGCCCCTGCTAAAAGGCGTAAGAAATGACCACATCAGGTACCACAGCGTTTAATATGGAGTTCACCGAGATCGCGGAAGAAGCATGGGAGCGTGCGGGCCGTGAAATGCGATCCGGTTATGACCTACGTACCGCAAGACGGTCTATGAACTTAATGACAATTGAGTGGCAGAACCGTGGGATAAACATGTGGACCATTGATTCTGGCACCATTAACTTGGTATCTGGTACTTCTAGGTACGCGTTGCCAGCAGATACCATTGATTTGATGGAACATCAAATACGTACCAACAGTGGTAACGCAAGCACACAATCTGATCTTACTATAAGTCGAATTAGTGTAAGCACGTACGCCGCTATACCAAACAAATTATCAGAAGGGCGTCCTATTCAGTTGTATGTAGAGCGTTTGAGAGACGCACCACATGTAAACGTGTGGCCTGTACCAAACAACAATGACTATGTATTGTATTATTGGCGTATGCGCCGCATTGAAGACGCAGGAAGTGGTGTTCAAACGGCAGATATGAACTTTCGGTTTTTCCCATGCCTTGTCGCAGGGTTAGCATACCATATTTCTATGAAAGTTCCTGAGCTAGCAGACCGTATTCCTATGTTAAAAGCTGCGTATGATGAGCAATTTGATATGGCTGCTGGAGAAGACAGAGAAAAAACTTCTGCTCGATTTGTTCCTAGAATGACTAGGATAAGCTAATGACTAATCAGTTTGCCTCTTCCCAAAAAGTTATCGCACTTTGCGATGTGTGCGGGTTTCAGTATAAACTACGTGAGCTACGAAACCTTTTTGTTAAAGGGCGAGACACAAATATAAAAGCCTGTCCAGAGTGTTGGGACGCGGATCATCCTCAATTAAAGTTGGGGGAGTTTCCTGTTAACGATCCACAGGCTATTCGTGATCCCCGTGTTGATACGAGCCTCGGTGTGTCTGGAGATTATAGCAGTAGAGGTATTCACTGGGGGTGGAACCCTGTGGGGGATGGTAATGATCCGTTTGGGCTTACCCCTGACACGTTAGTTGGAACTGGCCAAATAGGTAAAGTTACCGTAAACATAACATAGGAGATTAGTTATGAAGGTTTTTGATATGAAAGAACCCAAGGTTGTTAAGGTAAAAGGCGTTCAAGCTTATGGGCCAAAGCCTAGCATGAAGGGTGTCAAAACCACAGGGATTAAAGTCCGTGGTACTGGCGCAGCTACTAAAGGGGTTATGGCCCGTGGGCCTATGGGGTAAGTTATGGATTACGTCGAGCTGAAAACAAATATACAAGACATTTGTGAAATGACATTCACTGATGCGCAGCTCGCTATGTTTACTGAGCAGGCTGAACAAAAGATTTATAATTCGGTACAGATTCCCGCGTTACGTAGAAATGTGACGGGGACGTTAACTGCTGGTAATCACTACTTACAGACCCCTACAGATTTTTTGTTTTCTTACTCGCTAGCGGTTATAGACTCTTCGGGTGAGTACCACTTTTTGCTCAACAAAGATGTTAATTTTATCCGTGAGGCGTACCCTACCCCAACAGCTTCTGGGTTGCCAAAACACTACGCATACTTTGATGATAATGCTTTTATTGTGGGTCCAACACCTAATCAAGGATATACTTCAGAATTGCACTACGGGTATTACCCGCAGTCAATAGTAACTGCAGGAACTACATGGCTTGGAGACGAGTTTGATTCTGCGTTACTGAATGGGGCTTTGCTCGAAGCTATACGCTTTATGAAGGGCGAGCCTGATATGGTGGCTGTGTACGAAAAAATGTACTTACAAGCCATTACGTTGCTAAAGAGTCTCGGGGATGGTAAACTCCGCGAAGACGCATATCGCTCGGGTCAATTCCGAGTTCCAGTGAGCTAAGGAGGCCCAAATGGCTATCACGCAAGCAATGTGCACCAGTTTTAAAACCGAGCTTCTCGGCGGTGTACAAGACCTAGATACAGACACAATCTACATAGCGTTGTTTACAAGCAGCGCTACGTTATCCGCAGCAACTACCGCGTACAGCACTACTAATGAAGTGTCTGGTACGGGGTATACCGCAGGAGGTAATGCCCTCACCGGAGCGGTTATTAGTGCTGACGGTACAACAGCGATTGTGGATTTTGACAATACAACTTGGGCATCGTCTACGATTACCGCCCGAGGTGCTTTAATTTACAATTCATCAAAAGCTAATCGTGCTATCGCGGTTTTGGATTTTGGTTCGGACAAAACTTCTACTGATGGTGACTTTACTATCCAGTTCCCCGCAGCGGACGCGTCGAACGCAATCCTACGTATCGCATAAGGAGTTAGGTTATGGTCGCACTGGTTAACCGCGCATATGTGAGTACCAGCACAACAGGTACTGGAACTATAGTTTTAGGCACCCCCGAGACTGGTTATCAATCTTTCGCGGATGCTGGTGTGACCAATGGCCAAACCGTACGGTACACAATACTCGATGGTGACGCTTGGGAAATAGGTTCGGGGGTATACACTGCTTCTGGGACCACTCTGTCGCGTACACTTGACGATAGTAGCACTGGATCACTGCTAAATCTTTCTGGTAATGCAGAGGTGTTCGTCACTGCGGCCGCGCAAGATATACTCCAACCAGCTAATAACCTGTCTGATCTAGCTAATGCGTCTACCTCCCGCACGAACCTTGGGGTGGCGATTGGCTCAGACGTACAGGCTTACGACGCGGACTTAACAGCGTTAGGTGGGTTGGCAAAATCTGATGGCAACATTATCGTTGGGAATGGTTCAACGTGGGTTGCTGAGAGTGGGGCGACTGCCCGAACGTCACTT